GCGAATAGACAAAGCGCGGCTGGCCTTTTTTCGTGTTTTTTTGTTTTTCAGCTGTAACCTCGCCGCTCACAAGCGAATCTTTTAATATCCTGTCGATTGTCGCCGGGGAATAATGTGGGAATTTATCGCATAGCTGTTTTTTAGTTCCGCTTTTTTCTTTGCCAAGAAAGGCCAAAACTTCCGCTTTTCTTTCAGCGTTCCTTGCCCGCCTTGGCTGGTTCTTTTCAAGTTTCCTGGCAACAAAGAAAGTAAGATCGCCGCTCTTACCCTCCATGCAATATATGCGTAACTTATGCGCCTTACCCTCCATTAGGATATGCTCAATTCCATGGTTTCCAAGTTCTTCACGCGTGAACGTAAAGGAATCCATTTCTTCAAGCTTGCCATAATCAATATCCATAAAAGCCGGTTTGATTATCTTTCGTATTTCAACCATTTTGATACACCTTTTTGATAGTTATTGATGGCATATATTATCATTCAATAAACTTGTTGTAAATAGTGATTGATAATTAAATTCAGTGATTACTTTTCAAAAACCTCAAAAAAGGCATCGACGCTAGGTATTTTTTAACGCTCGGTGGTGAGTTTTGTTTTTCATCAGGTATATTCGTGTCTTTTTTTATTTTAAACTTACCAGTGATTGAATTTATGGCGTTTTCGTCGATGCAAAAATCGATTATAGGCAAAAAATGATTATATTTCTTTTCATTACTTATTACTTATCAATCAATATTTCTGATAGGCTTTTAAATATTAATTGGCAAATTTGTTAATTATATCAATTTGTTATCAGGAATATTTTTTTTTACAGCTACTGATACTCTTACAATTCCTTACCTTCAATTTATATTAAAAGATTTCATATCACCTATCACTAAAACAGAAAGGTGAAAAGAAAAGAAAAGAAATAACATAAGAGGTATATATATAATATAAATATATTATATAGATTAATTATAGTTGTTCAATGTTCATCGTATCAGGATTATTTTCTGGACGTTAAACAAAAAAGAAAAAATATTAAGTAACTTATTGATTGTAAAAGACTTTAATATAAAATATTCGTTTTTGTTTATGAAAGTAATTCTGAATTAGTTTCATGGTTGATGAAAGTATATCGCTGTGTTATGCTGAATTACTTTCAACAGTTTGTGGATTGCCGTAATGGTATTTAAACCAGGACAATCGGGCAACCCTTCTGGCGGTCGCGGTCGAAAGCCGATTATAGATGCCGTCAACGCGCTTGTTACATTGCCGTGGGATGGAAAAAAAGAGGTTGACCTAGGGGAGATACCGGAAAAGCTTACAGTCGCTCACGCGCTAGCCTATAAGCTCGTAGGTGGTGCTCTTAGAAACGATTATGAGCCGGGCGAATCCTTGGCTTACTTTAAAGAGATTTGCGATAGGGTTTATGGAAAAGCCACAGACAACAATCCACCGCCATCTGTTACCAACATCACGATCAATTTATCCCCGACTAATCGATTTTTGGAAAACCTTGCCGCCGATGGAGCGGATAGCGCAATTTGCGGGGATGTGCCGGACCGATCTTTACTTCCTGCTTCGTTACGGATTGAACCGGAAGTTTTGTGATAACGATTGGTGCTTTGACAGGTGCCGTGAGATACAAGATGCGCCGAATGGATTTATTGATCTTTGGAGCCGCGAGCATTTCAAATCTACAATTATAACGATAGCGAAAACAATTCAGGATATTTTGAACGATCCTGAAATTACTGTCGGCATATTTTCGCATACGCGGCCTATCGCTAAATCGTTCATGCGGGTTATCAAGCGCGAGTTTGAAACCAATGCGGTATTAAAAGAATGTTTTCCCGATATTCTTTGGTCCGATCCCCATAAGCAAAGCCCTAAATGGTCGGAAGACGACGGTATTGTAGTCAAGCGCACAGGCAATCCTCCGGAAGCTACTGTTGAGGCTTGCGGCTTGGTCGATGGCATGCCAACAGGCAGGCATTTCGGGTTACGTGTTTACGATGACGTTGTGACAGTCGAAAGCGTTACGACTGTCGATCAGATGCAAAAAACAATCGACGCTATCGACATGAGCCAAAATCTTGGGCGCATGGGCGGTGCCGTTCGCTTTATCGGTACGCGCTATAAGCTCGGCGATGCTTACGAAGAACTTATCAGGCGCGGCAAATACACGCCTAGGATTAAACCGGCGACGGATAATGGCAGGATAGACGGCAAGCCGGTGATGTTTACCCAAGAGCAATGGGAAGACAAGCTGCGCGATATGTCGCCGGCGATCATCTCGTCGCAGATGTTGCAAAATCCGTTGGCAAGCGACTCGGTTATCTTCCAGCCGGACTGGTTCAATCTATGGCCGCATGATAAACCTTTGCCTGAATTTATATCTGTCTGGCAATCGCTTGATGCCGCCGTTTCGGAAAAAACAAGCGCCGATTATTCATGCCTGATGACGTTCGGCTTATTCAAACTCAGCAAAGAAGATAGCGCCAAGATGTCGATCATGGTGCTTGATTGTTTTATGGAGCGCGTGCCCTATCCTGAATTGCGCGATAAAGTCATAGCTGAATTTCAAAACAAATACGGCGCAAATGATTGTCCAGTTTCGGCAGTCTTAATCGAGAATAAATCAGCCGGAGCGCAGCTCCTGCAGGAGTTTCGCAATTCGCGTGTTTATGCCGTGCCGTATGAACCGAAAGGATTGGATAAAGTTTCCCGCGCCAATTTGTGCTCGCATATTGTGCACGATGGTTACATGTGGCTTCCGGAAAGCAAAATACGTAAAGGTTATCCTATGTCTTGGCTATCCGCATGGTATGAGCAGATGCTTTATTTCCCGAATGTGAAACATGATGATGGCGTCGATGCCACTACGCAGTTTCTCAACATGATGAACAAGATCGGTACGGTGAGCGGTAAAAAGATACCGGAAAAGCCAAGTTACTGGCGCAAACAGATGGTTGCATCGCCTTATGGTTAGTGTATAATAGATGCCTAACGCTTTTGAAAGGATTGCGAAATGAAATATCTTATACTACTCGCTTTGCTGCTTGCCCCCGTTGCAGCTTATGCTTTTGTTCCGATGCCGTCGTGTCCTTATGGGTACACGCCTTATTGGACAGGCATTCAATGGCAATGCGTTCCGTTGAGGCCTTGATATGCAAACACTCGCTAGCGTATTCTGGTTTTGCGTTGTATGCGCGGTTTGCGTTGCTGGTATTACGTTATCAATCTGGATTATCAAAACGATATGGTATGCGGTGTGAACGAATCCGATTTCAGGTTTAAGGATACGCGCAAGCGGTGGATATCAATCTCACACTGGGGAATGTTTTATGTCGGATGAATTTGGCGTTGATGTTCCGATGTGGGATAAATGTGGTGAGTTACCGCCAGTCGAAACCATGCGCGATAGGTTTGCGATGGCTGCGTTGACGGGGATGTTGGCTGCAAATGATGGAGTGAGCGCTGATTTTGCATATAGTTTGGCAGATGAGATGCTAGAGGCTCGTAAGAAATGATTCTCGATCCTGAATATGTATTGTTCGACAGTGTTTAATATGGTGGCACGATGATAAAATTAATTGATACCGAAACGGCTAAGATTTTTTACGATAGGATTTCCAATGAGGATGTTTATATTATTAATTCCGGAGTCGGTAATTTTATAATTACTGAGCGTAATATCTCGGATGACATGAAACCTTTGATAGAACCAATGATTTCATTTTTTAAAGAGCCGTTGTTTTTAACTTCTGGCAAAAAAGATTCTGATTGGTTGCCTTATTTTATTAAAGACGGAAAAGCTTTTCTGAAGATTGGCGAGTTAATTGGGAATGTTTAATTTAACCTCTTGACACTCCCTATAGATAATTTATAGTGGCCTTTACGCCATATCTGGCACGTTGCTCGTCCGAAGCGACTGATGATCTGGCAAAGCGTTGCGGTAACGGCTTTGCGGGTTAATTTTGGAAGACCTTCCTACTGAAAATATAGACGTTGATCCATCTGCTGTGGCTGATGCACCCGCTGATGTTATGGACAACGGAGACGGCACAAGCACCGTCGATATGGGCACATCTCCTACGCAATCCCCTGACGATCATTCATCTAATCTGGCCGAAACGCTGGATGACGATGTTCTTAATGATCTATCACGTAGGTATCTTGAGCTTATAGACCGTGACATTGAAGGCCGAGAGCCGCGCGATAAGCAATATGCTGATGGTTTAAAGAAAACCGGTATTGCTGAACCTGCGCCTGGTGGAGCACCGTTTGAAGGCGCATCGAGGGCAACGCATCCGGTTTTGGCAGAAAGTTATGTGGATTTCTCTGCCAC